GCGAGATGCTCCATTAAGTCGTTTTGCACTTCGATCCTTCTGCGCAGGCCGTTGACGTACTCAAGAGTTTCTACGCAGGTGATGGGCTGTGGCGGTTTTTCTGTTGAAAATTCGGCGGGTCGCATGGTATTTCCTTTTCTAAAGTTCGTGTTTGTTTTTGCTGGGCTTGATTTTCGGGTGGGCCCGGCTGTGGATGCTGAATTGTTTGTAGGCGATGACATTTTCCTCTCTGGAGAGGTTGTCGTAGGTCTGTGCGGTCTTTGCCCGGAACGCGATGTCCTTGACGAAGATGCTGGGCCGTGGCACGCGGGCCCAGTGGAATGGGCTGTCGGGGTGGCATTTGCATCTCATGGCTTGCTCTTTCTCAGTTTGCGCAGCTCGTTGGCGGCGTGCAGGTAGTAGTTGTGGTTGCCATCGGTGGCGACATGCATGCCTTCCAGCAGGTCGCAGCAGGCGTTCAGCTCTGCTTGGCGGGCTTCTTCCAGCAGGTCGTCCGTGTTCTTGTACACACTCAGCGGGTCGATGCGCTCACCGCCTTTGCTCCAGGCGCTGCCGATGGTCGTGACGTCTTGCAGCATGTCCTTGACGCGCTCTTCATAGGGTTTCGGCCCGGTGACCGTGCCACAGCGTGTGCACTTCAGTGCCCCCGTGCCGTGGTCCGTGAACTGCCAGTTGTGTTTGCACGTGTCTGTCATGCTAGGTTGTCCTTCAATTCAAAGTCGATGAGTTTGACCATGCGGCTGATTTGCTTCATGTACTCCACGGCCTTTTTGTCGTCGTTGACGCCAGCGCCCACCAGGGCAGCGGCTTGGATGAAGCGCAGGTCCGTGAGCATGGAGCGCAGCTCTCGCAGGTCGGAGGGGGTGAGGTTAGACGTCATCAGAACTTCTCCCTGTAAAACTTGCCGATGGCCTCGGCCAGCTCGTCGATGTGAAAGTCACCGCCTTCGCCACCGGCGTCGCTGATCCAGATCATGCCTGGCTGCACGCCGGGGGTGAGGGTCCAGCCGGCCACCTTGACTTCAAAGCGCTCGCGCGCATCCTTGAAGCCCTGGTCATAGGCCACCTGGGCCTTGCATGCCTCTTCGATGGTCATGAGGGTGTACTTCTGGCTTTCTTGCCAGACGAACTTGGCGTTGTTCTCGCCGATGGACTTTTGCTCGGGCTTGCTCAATTCGTTCCACCATTGTGTGAATGTCATCGCTTTTGCTCCTTGAGCCATGCTGCCCAGCTCGCGCAGGTATCAGCACCAAACGATTGCTTGAAGTCAGACTGCAGCTTGACAGCGGCCATTTCCAGGGCGGAGTTCCAGCCTAGGAGATAGTGCTTGTCATCAGCGCTTGTGTTGACGGCGCGATCCACGCTGCGCTTCATCTGCTCTTGCATGCCCGCGACAAATCCGCGCTCATACTCTTCGGTCATACATGCCCCTTTGCCCAGTAGCGCAGGGCCGTGATCCATGATCCTTGAATCTTGTCCAGTTTGGCCTCCAGCAGCAGCACGCTGCGGGACAGGCCCACGTTGGCCGTGGCCATGTTGTCCAGCTCCTGCGCTGCGTTCTTGTTGGCGCGCTCTACGCCTTCAGCGAAGCCCCGCTCGTAGGCTTCCTTGGCCACCTCTTTGAAGGTGCGGCGTTTGATTCGTTTGTCAGTAGTCGTCATCTTGGTTCTCCATGTGGTTAAAAATCTCCCGGCTCAGCCGGTCGTGATCGTTCGGGGTCATCTTGCGCTCCAGCCACGGTGCTGGCCTGCCGTTGCGGTCGAGGATTTCCCATTCCCCTTCGCCACCCTCTTCGGGGTAGCAGCGCTCCGGCGGACCAGAGCGCTGCGCGGGGATGTAAACCTCCCAGTACTTCACGCGGACGATGCAGGGGATGCCGCAGACGCGGGACTCAAACTCTGTCATCTTGCCTCCTTGATCCGGTAGTCATGAAACACCGCGCCTTTAGATTTGTCCCCAACTGCGCAGTTTTTCACCCACACCTGCTTGCCCGACTTGAGCGTTCTCCAATGCCCACGGCGCTCGTGCCAACGCGGGCTTGCATGTGTGCCGCCTTGGTCCTCGGACCGTGGCTTGCGAGGCTCAATTACTACCGTGGTCCAGTCGTAGGTCGGGGCCTTGCCCTGGCGAATTTTCTTTTCCCAGTTGGCCCGTTTGGCAGGGACGTAACCTACAGCGGGCTGCATGTCTATGGACTCAAGAAACCTGGCAATAAAGGCTAGCGCCCCTACCACAGGACTGGTTCGATAGTCAAAATGAGTGCCGTCTAAGTGGCGACACTTCACGCCCCCCTCCTCCACGATGTATGTAAAGGGTGTAGTAGGCTTGTAAGATGTCTTCTCCAACTGCCAACCGACTACTGCGGTTACCGCCCCTACCCGGTTAGTCAGAAAAAGCGCCTTCTTGCCATCATAGGCACACACCAGCGCTGTAAAGGGAAAAGGCAGGGGCCTCTCTAAGATGCTGCCGTCAATGACCTGCTCCGCCTTATACACCGGCGTCATATCAAACCACTGGTACTTAATGGCCTCTTCCGGCTCAAGGCTGGCCATCTCCTGGATTAAGGGGCTCATAACGGCATGTCCCCGTGCCATGGCTCGTCGGCCATGCGCTTGAGGTTGAAGATGAACCGATACTGCGGGTGCACCTTCACAAACAGCCTGGCGTAGAACGCAATGTGGTTGTTGCAAATCTTGAAGTCCGTGCCCGTGGTCTTCATGGCCACTTCCCAGCGGATGCGGTTGATGATGAGCCAGTGGCTGATCTTCCTGTGGCCGGCGGCAATGGCCTCCAGCGTGAAGCGTTCAAAGTATTCCCAGACCTTTGGGTTCTCGGAATTGAACGCGTTGAACTCACGCTGGCGCAGATGGAACGGTGTGTTCATGCTCATAGCGGTGCCTCCTCTGCATCGTGCGGATACTGAGGCCCACTCGGGGCCCGTGGTCCGTGATACGGGGGCAGTGGAAAGGGCGGAAAGGGCCAGGTCATGCTGCCACCTCGTCTTTGGCCAAGATGGACTGCAACCCCTCCAGCATTTGCGTGGCTTCCTTGCGTGTCAGGGGCGTGTGGATGCTGGCGCGGTCGTCGCGCAGGGAGAACCAGATGCCGCCGTTCTCCCACTCGTCAATGTAGATGCGGAAGTCGGTCTCTGTGTACACAGTAACCGTGATGTCTTTTTCGTTCATGCTATTTCTCTCTTTCTATGTTGTCAGAATTGACGGGGTAATTTTAACAGGTACCTTGAAGTACCTGTCAAGTACTTTTAAAATTTTTCAGGTTCCAGTTCAAGTACGTTAAAGCCGCAGCCGCAGCCCGTGCAGTACTTGTTGGCGATACCTACTGCTTCAACGACGCCCACGCCTGCAGCGAGCGCGCCGATGGCAAAGTCCCGGCCAGAGCCGAACGCGTACCAGCCGTCTATCTCACACGTCTCGGTGTAGTCCATCGGGTAGGGGCTGCGCTCGTACTTCAGCACACGCTTGTCAGGTGTAACAACCAGGAAGGCCACCCAGTCGTCCTTATGGCGCAGGAACGGTGGCACGGCGTCAACCGATGCACCGTCCTCGAACCACTTGAACATTTCCTGGGCCGCGTCCCAGTCTCCAGAGGCCGCGCACAGGTGATCGCGAATGCGCCTGATCTTGGTGACCGGGCGCACCAGGTCACCCTGGGTGGCTTGTTTGTCGGCGACCAGTTTGCCGACGCGATGGTCCCATACGATGATTGTCATTTGAATCCCACCATGATGGAATCGGGCCGCAGCACGTTGGTACCTTTTGGACGCCACAGGTGCAAGCAGTAAGGGTGGTTGTTGACGTGATCCTTTGAGGGCACGTGGAACTGCATGACGACATCCTCGTCATCCCAGAACATGTCTTTGACCTGGCACATCTCTGCCCAGGTGGGGCAGCGGTCTTTGCGTGAGACGCTCACGTGCTCCCAGCCCTCGCCGTCACTTGCGATGACGAACACGGTCTGAGAGAGCTTGAGCTTCACGACAAAGGCCCCATTGGTGGCGTCGCCCTCTGGATAGCCAGAGAGTTTGACGCGCGCTTTTTCAGGGACGTGAAACATCAGAACACCCCAAACCAGATACCTGTGCCGTGAACACAGCCCACTGGGAAGAAGATGGCTCCTGCAATCAAGAAGCCCCATGAGGCAGTCTGAAGACAGGTGATGACATGTGTGAACCAAGCCAGGACGACCCAGCCCACAACAATGATTGGGAGAAGTTCGCTCATAGGTCTACCCCTTGGTAAAGCATTTCAATGCGGGTGATTTGGCTCAACAGCATGCCGTTGAACGCGGCGAGCTGATTGGCCAGAGCGCAGCCTCCCTCTGATCCCCCACGCAGGCCGGGCGACGTCTCCGGCGCAGGAATGCAGGCGGACGCCAGGCGGATGTCCAGCGAGTCGATCACGCTTGCCAGCGCGTGGAGGTTTTTCTCCAGCTGCTGCACCTCGCGAGTCACGTTACCTTGCTGGCGTTGTTCTCCAAGCTGAGCCCCAAGTTTTGGCTGGAACCTTTCCTGCTGCTGAGCAGGGTTGTAGGCGTAGCCTTCCTCAACCCGGTTCCTGGGATCGTAGCCCCTTGCAAGTTGGTCGTAGTTCATCGTGCATTCCCTTCCAGGCGGTCGGCCACCAGGGTAGCGTAGCCGGCGATGTCGACCCAGCTGTCCACCTTGTCAGGGTTGCCGTTGACGATGCGCGCCATCTTGTGCACGATCATCTCCAGGGCTTCCCACTGGTCGTCAGCGAATGTCCTGTTGTGCTTGGCCGCGTGGTCCGCGAGCAGTCGTTTGATGCCCTGCATCAGCTCGGCGCCGTCCTTGAACTTGCCGTAGTCCTGGGCCCGCTCGTCGAGGGTCTCGTCCACTGGCGTACCCTTAAACGAAAAATTGCGGGCAACATTCACCGGATCAGGCATCGGCACCATTTCAGGAGCCTGGAACATGCTGTCCAAGACCTGCTTGCGCAGCTTGTACACCATCGGCTTTGCGGCCTCAAACTTGGCGGCCACCTTGACCACTTCAGCGTTTGGGTGCTTGCGGAAATACTCTCTGATTTTGTCTGACTTGTTCATGCTTCTTCCTTCGTGGTTTGAACGATTGCACGTGCCTTGCCTTGAGACAATATCTTGTAGACAAAGTCGTGCGCCTTCTCGATGTCGTGAACAGTGGCGTTTGCCAGCTGCTCCTCATGCAGGTCCATCACCAGCTTGAGCTTTTCCCACTCTTTGGCTGTCATGATGAACCTCATGCCCCGTGAGACGCCCCTGCGGGATAACTCCAGCAGCGCGTCTTGTCCCTGCCTGATCTCTTCCAGCCAGTCACGGCCCATGCCGCTCATGGCCAGGGCCTCAGTGATGTTGAAAGCCCCGATCAGCATGTCGATGTCTTCCTTGGTGGCCAGGCCCTTGCGGACCTGCTCCAAGGCGTTGCGGTTCTTGAGCTGTGCGTCCAGGTAAATGCCTGGCAGTTCGCGAACAGGTTTGAAGCCGGACAGGATGTAATCCATCGGGCTTTGCAGGACCGGCTTGGGCCGGTATTTGCTGCGCTTTCTCATGACTTGCAGGAAATGAAAAGGGTTCCAAACAACGTCACAAGCAGCAGAACATAGGCGACGTCAAGGACGTGCACCCGGTACCTGCCAGTTCCAAGCAGCGCTTCTTGGATAAGTTCCTCGCCCTGCGTCATCTGGTGAGGCCGTGGCACGTGAGACACGCCAATCAACACCTTGCCGGTGTTGACGTACCTACCGCTTGCGGCAAGTTCTCTGTAGACCTCTTCGGTCCTTGGGTCGGGAAATTTAGTCATTGCACTCTTTCTCCTTTCTATGTCGAAGACTCGACTTTATCACGTTTAATTCACTTGTCAACAACTCTACTTTCTTTTCTGCTTTTAACCACGCATCACGCCATTGGCGCTGTTCTTCAATGCGCTGGGCAGCTGCTTCAAGCAGTTCCGCTATCGCCGGATAGACGTCCTTGACCGCTCTCAGTTCCTCTCGTAGTTTCATGTTTACTCCACCGGTGATTTAAATATTCTTCACGAAGTAGTCCATATAGAACCAGGTCTTCGCCGTCTGGAAAGGCCTTGCGCATGCGCCCTTCGTACTGGAAGCCCAGGCGCGTAACAAAGCGTTGCGCGGCATGGTTACTGGCACGGACCAGGCCCGTGACCCGTGGCACTTGAAGAAACACAAACGGCAACTCAAACGAGGCGTTGTAAAAACTGCGAGTTACCAGGGTGCTTCCAGGCCGTGTTGCGATGTGCACGTCAATGTTGGTAGGTGTGTAAGCGGAGAACACCGTAACCGCCACGAATTCATCGTTGTCGTCCACCAGGCTTACGGTGGTGACCGTTCCTGTCATGCCCTCAATGCCGATGATTTTTTTGGCCCAGGTTGCGGCTTCTTCAGCTCGTTCAAAACGTAGGATTTTCATCGTCCTCCTCAAAGAAGCTGTCCACAATTTGGTCTTCCCACAGCATGATCTGGTCTTCGCTGAAGGTCTTCAGGATGTCCACCTGGCGTGGCTTGCCGCTAGGCCCGACGATCGTGAGCAGCACTCTGGTGATGTCCATCTGTGCAGGCAGCTCCACGCCCTCTACCATCAGCGGGGGCAGCATCTCAAAAGTGAGTTCGACGGGGAACGTCATCTGTGTTTGGTATTTCATTTTTTGCTTTCTTTCGGTTCTCTTCAATGCGCTGCAGGGTCAGTGACTCTTGGTAGGCGTGATCAAACGCTGGCAGGACCAGGCTGTAGACGTACACCCCAATGGACACCTTGTAAAAGGCGGACAGCTCTTTGAGGATGTAGTAGGCCTCCTCATTGACGGTAATGGTTTTGTAGCGTTGGCCAGTGCGCTGCGAAGGCGAAGGACGGTCTGGCTCTTTGCGCAGCTTTGGCCTGCCGTTCTTGCGAGGGCGACCACGTTTCTTGCGCTTGTAAGGTACGGGCGGCTTGGTATCTTCTGGCATGTAATTCTCCTTTCTTTGGGGCGTATCAGTTTATCAAAAAAGGAGCCAGGAACAAGTCCTGGCTCAAGGTTTTGGAGAAACCGGGGCAACTGCGATTGTCCCGATTAAATTATGCAGCTGAACCCCAGCTTGGTCCAGTCTCAACGTCAACGCGGGAAGGTACTTCCAGGTTCACGGCCGTGGCCATGAGGTTGGCGGCCTCCCGGGCCTCTTCTTTGTTCCTCACGGACAGGGCGATTTCGTCGTGCACTTGCAGCAGCAGGTTAAAGCCCGCCTTGTGCAGGGCCACCATGCCCGCTTTGGTCTGGTCTGCGGCCGAACCCTGGATCAAACGGTTCAGGCCCTTGTACGTGCCGCTGCGCTTGATCCGTGAGCCGTAGGCAATGACTGCCTGCTCGTGCGGCAGCGCCTTGTTGACGCCCCACTCCACGGGCTCCCACAGGGGGAAGCGGCAGCGCCGGCCCAGCAGGGTGCGGATCGACCCGCCAGAAGAGGGATGCTCGATGCGCTTCATGACCGCGTCCACGGTGCCCTTCAAGAACGGGACCTTGCTGTGGAACGTGCCGATCAGGTCGCTGGCCTCGTCAATGGGCAGGTCCAGCTGCTGCGCGAGCTTGGCTTTGCCCATGCCGTACATCAGGCCCAGGCCGATGGTCTTGGCAGCCTTGCGTTTAATTCCGGCCATGTCGGCGACCATCTGGTGGAAGTCCGTGTCGGGATTGTCGCGGTAGGCCTGAGCCATCTTCTCCGCGCCGGGCAGGCCCAGCAGGGTGGCGTAGTGCACCAACAGGCGCGGCTCCTGGGAGCTGAAGTCGTTGGCCGCCCACATGTCGCCGTCTTCGGGCAGGAACAGGCCGCGCACCATGGGGCCAATGATTTCGTGGCGAGCGGGCACCTGCTGCAAGTTGGGGTTGCTGGCCGACAAGCGGCCCGTGACAGTGCCGCCGTCTTCGTTGCGCATTTGGTTGAAGTGCGTGTGGATGCGGCCGTCCTTGGCGCTGTGCTTGAGGTAGGGCTCCAAGAACGTGCCGTGGGTCTTGTTCAGCTCACGGGCCTCCAGGATCATCTTGGCCATGGGGTGCTCGTGCGTGTCCAGGAAGCTCTTGGTAAAGCTCGGCGCGCCAGCGGCGGTCTTGGGGTACTGAATGGCCAGACGGTCAAAGGCTGCAGCGATGGACTGGGCGGCCCAGATGTCCACCTGCATGCCCGCCTGGCTCTTCAAGTACTGCAGGATTTCCTTCTCTTTGGCACGCATGTCGCGCATGTGCGCTTCGCACTTGGCGCGATCAAAGTTGATGCCCTTGAGCGTGATGTTCACCAGCACCGGCAGCACCTCTGACTCGAGCTCAAAGATTGACTCGACCTCATCGCGCGCCATCAGGGCCTTGAAGTGGTGCCACAGCTTGAGCGTGAGCGCGGCGTCTTGCTCAGCGTAATCGCCCACGTGCATGGCGGGCAGCTTCCACAGCTCTTTCTTGGGGTGCACGCCAAAGTCCTGCGCCGACTCCTTCAAGCCCTGCTCGGACTTGATCTCCTTGAGGTAGTCAAAGCCCAGGCTGTTCAGGCTGTAGGCAAAGCGATTCTCGTCCAGCAGGGGCGCTGCCAGCATGGTGTCGTAGACCTTGCCGTTTACTTCAAACCCTGTGGCTCTGAGCCATCCGAGGTCGTAGGCGGCGTTGTGCATGATCTTGTCTGCCGGCGTTGCGAGAACGTCTCGTATCCAGCGCTCAACAATACGACGATCAAGGTTACCGCCACCACCGTGAGCCACGGGGTAATAACCGGCCCAACCATCCACAGCGACAGCGTAGCCCACAATGTAACCATCGTTGCGTGGCCAACCAGGGCCCAAAGATTCCATGTTGGGGTCGCAGGTTTCGAGGTCAATTGCAATCTCCTTGGCTTCGCTCAAGTTGGGGAAAGACTGGGGTGGCAGCCACTCGGAAATCCGAGGGAACATGGACATGGTTTTGGTGTCGCGCTTCATAGCCTGAAGCCTTTCTGTTCATTCTTGGGCAGCACGATGTGCAGCGTTTGTTTGGCGCGGGTGATGCCCACGTACAGCAGACGATTGATGTCGTCCGAATTCTTGTCGTAGTCCTTGGCGAACCGCGTGGACAGGTCCGACAGCAGCAGCACGTTGTCTGCCTCGCCGCCCTTGGCTCCGTGGATCGTGGACAGCTTGATGGGCACGTGGCCCGTGAGCCGTGTGTTGCGGCGCAAGAGCGAGACCAGATAGTCCCGGCGGTCTTCGCTGATCTTGGTCAACACCTTGTGCCAGATTTCCTCTGAAAGGATTCCGTGCTTTTCTTTCAGCAGAAAGAGTGAGTACATACCAGCAGGGTCCGCTGTGCGCAGCATCTTGTGGCCGTGCTTGATCAGCGAGGCGTCCATGTACTTGTAGATCAGCTTGACCACGGGGAACGGTACTTCGCCGCCCTTGCGCAGCTTCTCCCAGCCTAGCACCGCCACGAGGATGTTCTCGCTCACGCTGCGTTGGCCGTGGCGCTCGAACAGCAGGCCCTGGCTCTTGATCCATTCGTGCATGTCAGTCAGCATGTAGTTGGTGCTGGCCAGGATGAGCCAGTTGCCTTGGCTGATGTCCACCTGCTGGAAGTCGTTGTAATAGCTGATCGATCCCACCTCTTCGCGGGCTTTCCAAACCTTTGGCTGGCGGTGCTTGATGCGCGTCACCACTTGGTTGGCCAAGGCGTGAATCTTGGAGGGCACGCGGTAGGACTGGTCAAGCACTTTGACAGTGCCAGAGAAGTTCAGGAAGCTGTTGACGTCGGCCCCGGCCCATGTGTACACGGCCTGGTCGTCGTCCCCTGCCAGAAAGCAGCGCTGGGCGCGCAACGCGAGTTGTTCGACCAGCCTCCACTGCAAGAGCGACAGGTCCTGGGCTTCGTCAATGATCAGGGCTTCGAGCTTGGGCAGGCGATCGGGCTCGAGCAGCACAAACTCCAAGAGGTCGGTGAAGTCCAGCAGGTTACGCGACACCTTGTAGTGGCGGTAGGCCCGCTCGACATACTCGAAATGGAACCACTCAATGTCCATCTTGGAGTTGTTGTAATGCGTGCGCAGGTCCATGCCCCGGATGCGGGCGATGTTGATCTCGTTGAGGATGGGGTTGTCCGCCTTAACCGCAAACTCCTCATCGCCTGACTCGACGGCCAGCTCGATGCCAGCCTCCAGTGCAAACTCGCGGTAGTGCTCGGGGGACATCATGTCCTTGGTGCTGAGCGCCAGGCATCGGTAGGCCAGGCTGTGCAGCGTGCGGAAGAACGGGAAGTCCGTCTCCGGGTTGAGCGCAGGGAACTTTTGGATGGCCCTGTCGCGCGCTTCGGTGGCCGCCTTCTTGGTAAAGGCAAAGTAGCCGATCTTCATCGGGTGCACATCATCGGCCAGCTCTTGCTCGACGATGCTCAAGAGGAACGTCGTCTTGCCAGAGCCCGGTGGGCCGAACACTTTGGTGATGTTCATTCTGGCATGTCCCAGTCGTCGTTTGGCCAAACAACTATGGCCGTGTGCGGGCCCATGTATGCGCCTTCGATGTTGAACTCGATGTACTCGCGTGCATCGGCAAAGCTCATGCCGTCGCGCTTCATCAGCGTCTCACGAATCTTCTCAGCGTCGTACACCAGCACGTCCCGCAGCGAGCCGTCTTCTGTCCAGACCATCGCAGGGCCGATGATCGCGTCGTCGTGTCCGTCAATTTTCATCATCAGAATGGGCTCCCTTGATTGCGTTGCTCGGGTGTATCAAACGGCGCGTCTTGGCGGTTGAAACGTGGGATGCGCCAGCAGCGCGCTGCGCGGTTCTTGAGGAACAGGCTGATGGGCTCGCCACCCAGATCGCGCAGGCGCTGCGCCATCTTTGGATGGGTCATGCCCTTGAAGTTGTTGCGCACCAGATGCGCTTCCAGGTCCTTCATGCGGAAGTAGGTCTTGGCCTCTTCGTCGTCCGTCCAAGGGCGGCCCATGAGGAGTTCATCGCGGTCCATCGCTTGCTGCAAGTGGGTGCAGAACTCTTCGAGCAGGTCGTTGAAGCGGCCAGTGATGCTGGTGTCTTCCGATGCCTCGGTGATCTGCTCGGTCTCCACCATTTCTTTGAGCAGGGCGTTGAGCAGCTGCTCCCAGTCTTGCTTGCGCAGCGTGGGCGGCAGGACATTGAGCTTCTCGACGCAGGCCTTTTGGAAGGCTACCTGCGCGAACAGGCTTTCAGTGTCCAGCTCGATGCGCTTACCGTTGATGTCCAGGAACCACAGCGGCGGCTCGGAGTTGTACTTAGACAGCGAGGACATCTGCGGGGAGTCCGGGCCATTGCCGCCAATGCCATGCTTGCGGGTGCGGCACAGGCCGCTGTTGCAAAAGCTGTTGAGCGGTGCGTCCTTGCACTTGTAGCGATACTCTTTCTTGTGCAGCTGCTTGACCAGGATTTGAACCTCGTTGTTGGGCAGCGGCGGGGAGACGTACTTGAGGTTGTGCTCAACCAGAGCGTCGTCCCAGTGGATGGGGATGACCTTCTTCAGGTAGATGCCGATGTTGAACAACGCGTTGTTGCGGGTGCCTTCTGGCACGCCTTGGGCACACAGCGCTTGCAGGCACGGAGGCCCGTCTTTGATGGGATGGTCAGGCTCTTTTGGGCCCTCGGGGAACTGCAGGTCAGGGCCTTGGACCCATTGCTCGTACAGCTCATAAAACTCTTCCAGCGTTGCGGCCGAGCCATCGTCCTTGATGGCGTAGCGCATGGTCTGGTCCCCGCCGAAGTACGGCAGGTTCAGGAAGTTGCCCGTGTCGCCACGGTCAACCAGGATTTCAGATTGCTTGGGGAATATCTCGCGGCCTGCCTCGCCCAACAGGGCAGCACAGGACTTGAGGAAGCGCTGCATCTCGCCAGCGGGGATGGGCTCTCTGGTAAAAAGAAAGACGTGCGCGCCACCAGACTTGCTGCGGCACACCACCATCGGCAGCTCAAGGCTGCGGACCTTCTTGATCAGCCCGGTGTGGTCCAGTGGATACTGGTCAATGTCAATACAGCCCCAGATACAGGAGTTATCCGCCCGGATTGGGATAATTCCCAGACTCGGCTCAACGCCTTCAAGGTGTTTGACCCACAGCTCGTCAACCGGTGGCTTGCGCACCACGACGGCCTTACCTGCCTGCTTCCCGTCTCCACGAGATGATTCGATTTTGTATGTTCCATAGGCGATGTCCAGGCCGGAAAAGATCGCCTTGAACCGGGTGATGTCAGTCATTTCTTCTTTCTAGTGAGGTGGGGCCTACTCAAGCCGAGAGGGGTACCCGTGTGCTGCCGTCCAAGAGCTACTTGGCTGACAACCACTATCAGTCTCCCGAACATTTTCGGCCCCGAAAATCAGAATGGAGCTGGTCCGTTACCAGCGGCTCCAGTTTCGCTTTCGTGTTTCACTTTCACGTCACCCGCACCGACTGACTGTGCGAATGATTTGGCAGCATTGTAAATGTCTGCCGACTCGACCGCACCAGTGCGCTCGACTTCCCAGCCATACCACTTGCCCTTGTCGTTGGACTCGGCCACGGTGGTCAGCTTGTAGACCTGGCTGTACATGGGAGGCGTGAACAGACCGTTCTTGCCTTGAATCTTGACCGACTGCATCATGGAGTTCCACTTGCGGCTTTTCTTCAGCTGCGTGGACTTCATGGTGATCATGGCTGGCTCAGGCACGCCTGCGTCGCTGATGATCATCACGTAGTAGTTGGCCGTGTTCTCAATGTAGTTGCCATTGTCCAGGTAGTCCTTGTTGTCGCCAGGCTCCTTGTGGGTCTGGGACAGGATGTCGCTGGTCGCAGGGTAGATGTGCACAGGTGCGCCGCTGCCTTGGCCGCGTGGGGCCCATTCGATGTACTGGCGCACATAGGCGCAAGGTACAACAGCGATGCCCTTCTTGCCGTCAAACAACTCGCCTGTCACGCTGTTGAGCATCATGCCTGGCAGCGCGCCATCAACTTCACCCACCTCAGGGCTGGTGCTGGTCAGCAGGCGCAGGAAGGGCAGTGCGTAGTCCTCTTGCGTCATGCCGTCAAAGCCAGCGCCTGCGTCTTGCTCCAGGTCGCTCATGATTGCCAGTGCAGTGCTGGACTCTTGTGCTGCGATTTCGTTCTTAGCCATGGTTCGTTTTCCTTGTTTCAGTTTGATTTAATGACGGCTTTTTGGCCAATGAATACGCCAAAAAGCTCTGTGTCGACGGGCTGACCCTTCTCGACACGTTCCTTGACCCAGGCCTTGAGGGTCTGGGGCTCTATCTTCTGTGCTTGCTCGGCAGGGTAGCCTTGCTCGCCCAGGAGATTCAGTAGACGAGCAGACAGCTCGTCTTCACCGCGCCCAAAGCGGACGCTGATGGTGTTCTTGATGATGTCGTCAGACTGGTGGTCGCGCAGCCACTGGTACGCCTCTGCCTGACGGGCCTTGGGGATGCTTGCGCCGTAGTAGGGCTTGACGTCAATAGACGAGCCGTCCTCCATTACAAACTTCTTCATCCCTGTCTCGGCCATGGCCTCGGGGATGGTTTGCTCGGTGAGCTTGCGATACTGTTCAGAGCGCTCTTTAAGTGTCTCCTCCATCTCGCTGATCTCTTTCTCCAAGAGCTTGGCACGTCGGGCAAGGCCGGCGATACCAGACACCTGATCGTCAGACACCTTCAGGGCACCTGCGTCATCCTCAAATAAATTCGTAAGACTCATCACTTTCTCCTTTCTTAAACAAATCAACCTCCAGCGGAATGTAGCGGCGTTCGCGCTTGTCCCACTTGAGACACTTAAAGCGGCCATTATTTTTTGAGGCAGCTACTGCACAGGTGATCCCTATGGCAGATGGGTCACCAATGAGGAGCAAGAAGTCCTCATCGGTAAATTTTTCCAGCTTTCGCTGAATGCGGCGGACTGTCGGCACAACAGAGAAAGCTATCTGCGCATTGGGCGGCAGAATAGTTTCGATCTGGCCATAGTCCAGAGCGCTTGCAATGTTGTGTTGCGTAGTCTCTGAGACGACGTAAACCTTTGGCACGTGAATTTCTCCTTTCTGAATTCGAGGGGCCAGTGTACACTACATTTTCAGGGCAATGCAAGTCCTGTCAGAAAGTTAGACATCATGAATCAATTTTTATCGACCTACCCCTTCAAGAACAAGCCGTTCGTCCATCAACAGGCTTACCTCGAGCGCTTCTGGGAATACCCCGTGGCAGCCCTGTTTGCCGACATGGGCACCGGCAAGAGCTTCATGCTCATCAACAACGTGGCCATGCTCTACGACAAGGGCAAGATCAACGGGTTTTTAATCGTGGCCCCCAAGGGCGTTTACCGCAACTGGTTCAACACCGAAATCCCAAAGCACTTGCCTGACCACATCGTCTACCGCATGGCGATCTGGAACCCGTCGCCCCGCAAGGCGGAGCAGCAGGCCATGGACGATCTGTTCACCGTCACAGAGGACCTCAAAATCCTGGTCATGAACGTCGAGGCCTTCAGCACCGCCAAGGGCACGGCCTACGCCAAGCGGTTTCTGCTGGTGCACAACGCCATGATGGCGATCGACGAGAGCACCACCATCAAGACGCACAGCTCTGCGCGCAGCAAGAACACTGAGAAGGTGGGCCGTGGCGCGCGGTACAGGCGCATCCTCACGGGCTCCCCCGTCACCAAGAGCCCGA